TTAGAAACTCGCAGATTTCTCTTTGTATATCTTTTTCAAGGATTTTCCCCGCAACCATTTCCTTACTCCGTACTCCCATAGTTTGTGGAATGTTATGTAGAACAGCACTCCAATAATTGCGTACCACCAGACTTCACTCTTAAAGCCTACGGAATAGCCAACCAGAAAGGCAGCTACCGCCGCAGCAGTTTCCCTTTTGCTTGCGGCCTTTGCTAAAGCGGCTTCATGCTCTTTAAGCCAGATACCCCTAACGATTGCGGCCCTAGCTTGTATATGCTCGCCTTTGTATGCCTCCCTCTTTTTCATACCCTATTCCGTCCTTGCTGTATAAAGTGAACCCTCTCCCGCTTAGACAACCTACCAAGTATGAAGCCTATTGACAAGTGGATAAGAAATATAACGAATGGGGACATATTTAATGGGGGGCGCGGTGGCCCAGCAGGAACTTAACTACCATTTTTAATGCGAAGTATCCTAGCAGGAATAGGAAGCCTGTAAAGAAATGCTGCAACGGCCAGAAGGCAGTCATGTATACCTTTAACTGTCCTATCGCCGTAACCATAGCAGCGTCTATATCAAGACCGCCTACAGTGGGAAGTGTGGTAACTTGCGGCAGGATAATGAATATAGAGCCTATGACTAGCACTATGAGATTGAATAGGAAGGCTACAATCATACGTTTTTCTGCTTCCTCTGCATACCTACCTCCGGCTGGTGTTCATGGGACTTAACTATGTCAGCCGCGATAGTAAGGATAACGAGTAGAGCAACTACTGTTTTAATAATAGGCTCAAATATATCCCGCGCGTTCTGCTCGTTATACGGGTCGCGTATGTCAGTGAGTATTGCCGCGCCTCCCGCGAACATATCAGTAGGGTTAAAGGAGAGTGAGTGTGTATCCTCCGCAGTATTTCCGGCAAACGTAACAGTGTAGCTAGGAAGCGTGCTTGTCGCGTTAGAACCCATTATCTGCACAAACCTAGTGAAGTATCCCCATGGGGCGCGGCTCAATATACCTTCCCTCGCTCCGTTAATGGTGTTCTGTATCTGGCCGCTATCCGGTATGAACAATCCGGCTAGGCAGTTAGCCATATCAAAGCCAGCGTCAGCAAAGGGACTGCACTGTGCTACTAGAGCAAGCGAGCTAGTCGCGCTCTGGCTAGTAAGGTGTCCGTTTACTATGCTCCACCCGTTTTGTGAAAGGTTACCAATAAAGGTAGCTTCCCCAACTATGAACTGGTGGCTTTCCTCTAAGTCGTTGAACGGGTTATTAAAGAAGCCGTAAAATGCAGTCGTGCTAACAGTCGTTCTAATCCTATAGTTACCAGAAGGAAGCGGGGTAGTGGTCGCAAAGGTGAACGTGCCGCTTTCACTAATAACCTCGTCTACAAACGTAGTGGTGTTAGGGGAAAGTAGACCGAATAAAAGAACGTTCTGGTCAATGTTAGTAAAGTCAATCCTAACTCGCGCGGGGCCGTCTACGTCCTCCTCCCCAATCCATACGCCAAGCGTAAACTCAACGTCAGCATAATCCATGCCGCCATCGTCAATAGTTACTCCGTCCTCCGGCGTGAAGTAACAAATGCGCGTACTCACTCCGCTTAAACAAGCGTCCACTACAGGCGGCGGCCCTAGCCATAGCTCAAATGGCGCAGCACTACCGCTCCAAAAGGAAGTGTTACCAATGTTACCGGAGAAAACCATTTGAGTAGGCGGGTTAGAAGGGTTACCGCCTCCGCCGCCTCCCATAATGTATGAATATCCGGTACTGTCCCCTCCGTCTATATTGAACACAAGCGTTTCAGTGTCTACATAACTAACGGGGTCAGCGAACTCATAACACTTTCTAGTAAATCCGTGTTCACCAGCAGTATTGAAGGGAAGGGAACTAGTCGCAATAGTAGGCGGCGTGAACGTAAGTAGCTCGCTTGTTTCTAGCAACGTGTTAGAGCCGCCAGTAGGGAACACTCCCGTACCGCGAGAGTATATATTGACGTATGAGTTTATAACTTCCCCCCCTCCTTGGTCGCCAGCAGCAAACCAGAAGCAAAGATTATTGAAAGTACCCGCGCCGTCTGCTTTCCAAATATAACCGTCATTGTGTCTACCCGCGCTCCCTACACCTATTTCATATCCGGCAGTAAGGTTGCCGTCAATCGCCTGTATACGCTCTATGGGCTGGTCGTATATAAAATCACTAGCTAGGGCCGTATGGGGGGCAAGGATAGCAACGCCCAAAACCGCAGCAAGTACGGGGCCGGATAGTCTCTTTACATGATTTAGGGAAGGTGATAGCATTTTCTTGTTCCTACTCCGTCAAGCCCAGCCAGAACCCTCGCATTAACCCCCCCTACAGGGGGTTTTTGTTATGTTGCCTAGTGCCGGAAGAACCGGAAAGCGCGGTAGGCAAAGTAGATGATTGCTGCAAGGATAACGAGCGCCACAATCCAGTAGCGAAGGTTATACAGAACAGCAAGGCCGGAGCCAATGAACAGAGTGATAAGGTTATCACCCGTCCACTCAACTACATCGCTCACGGAAAAGCCAGTCGTGCTAGCAAATCCGGCTTCACTAGTGGTAATCAAATCACCCATAGTAGAAGTGCGTTAGTGCTCTAATAATTGACCCGCAGTTTAACGTCATGCTAGGGACGGCCTGTTACATACGCTTAACTAGGCTTTCGTGGTCGCGTACCTTTCTAAAAATCCACCTTATCCACGCCATAGTCATAAATAGGAATAGGGAAGCGGCCAGTGCAAATGACACTGTTTGGTATACATCAAAACCGATAAGGAACTCACCTTCCATAGCGAAGGATTTTAATTATGGGTACAAAGAACTCAATCACAAAGAATGCAACCACATATAGAATGGTGAACAGCACAACGAAATAGACGAAGGTAACTAACATCATTATTGACAGTGCGCTCATCGCCCAAACTGGTGCTATTGACTCAATCATACGCCGAAACTTATTATCCTAGGCCACGCAATCATAGACAGAAAGAAAATCACCACCCCCGCTATGAAAAGTTGCTCGTTCTTATTCATAGTGGGGCTAGTGGTCGCGTTACCGGACGCAGGAGCTACAACCTCAAACGGGTCAAACACATCAGCCGCGCTGCAAGCGTCCTCTAAATCACCGTCATATCCTTCCTCTAGGAAGTAATATATGTGCGGCTGGTAAGGGCCACCTACAGCGTATTCCTGTATTGCATTTGATACAGTCTGGCTACCAGAACCGGAAGCAATCTCTACATCACTTCCGGCGTAAGTCATAATCCTAAAACGTGTAGCCTCTAAGCTACACTCGTCCATAACTACATCAGTAGTAAAACTGATAGGAGACACAAGAGGGGAGACATCATTTTCGTTTGCGTCTACTCTGCTTGTGTTAATGGTAGAAGCTCCCACGCTTAGGGGAAGTGCTAGCAGCACTATAGCCGCTAAGGTTAGGGAAGTTTTGTGCATAAGTCTAGAAGGACGCGCCTTTACCGCCTAGCCCCCGTTTGCGAGCGCGGTACTTTTTGCGCGAACCAAATAGACTTACTCGCTGGGCTTTAACCCGCTTCCTTAGAACGTGTCGTGAGTATGCTCCTTTTGCGAAAGACATAATTATTTTACTTCGGCCTCTTGCCGGAGAATATCCCTGCTCCGCTTATCGTCCATTTTCCCTTGCGAGGGCCAGACTTGGCTTTTTGTGTGGGCCACCACATTCCGTTCCTCGCTCGCTTCCACCTTGTCTTGGTCTTGGCCATGCTCTAACTCTACCACGGAGTTATCCACACCCCCCGCTTGACCTGTGGATAACCTCTTTAGGTGAGGGGAGGGTACTAAATCTGGCTTATTTACTCGCTCTTTTGAGAACATCAAAGTCATGAGTGCCTCTAGCTTTTCACTAAAGGTTAAGTCGTAAGCCTCAAATCTAACCTCTTGGCTCTTAGGCTTACCTTGCCGCAAGTACCAAGAATTGTAAGTGTCATACACCTCATCACGGGCAAACTCTTTACGGACGAGGGCAGCACGCCATAACTTCCCATTAGGCATACGCTCCTCCCAAATAGGGTAATTCTGGTCGTCCATTTCCTCCGTTTGATATACCTTGAAATACCACTTAAAAGGCCAGAACCATGCGCGGGTCTTAACACACTTTAGAAAGAACGTAACATTAGCACGCGCCGTAACATCAACCGCTTGCGCTCTTTGCGAAATGATATAGAGCGTTTTACCCATGTGCCTAGTGCGGGTAATGACCTTACGGGCTGGCCTATCCATACCGCCGCGAGCGTCAAAAACGTCCTGTCCCTCATCAAGCATAACGACACAATCAGTAAGGCCGTCCAAGAACTCAATAAGGTCTGGTCTTTCTATATCTATGTATTTCCAATTTTCCCTAAAATCAAACTTATAGAAACGCTTTTTATTGAAAAGCAAACGCCAGAACAAATGTCCTGCGCTTTGTCTCTCATCAAAATATTCCGGCAATATAAGCTCCCATGACGTATATACTACTTTCCCCTCCTTTAAGAACTCTAGGGCTAGGGAAGTGCCTAGATAAGTTTTCCCCTGTCCCACCTTACCTATAAGCTGATACACTTCCCCCTCCTGTGCGCGGAATAGGTCTACTAGCTCGGTCATGTCATAGACCTTCCGGCCCAT